CTAACCACGACACAGCGCAACGCGCTCACTCCTGCCAACGGGGATCTGATTTACAATACCACGGCTAACCGATTCCAGGGATACCAAAATGGTGGCTGGATCAACATAGACGACGGAAGCCCGGCATGATGGAAAAGGAATACGTCGTCTGCCTAAACCGAGGCGTTGATTACGACCAATTCTGGCAGGACATGGAGTCAATCACCAACGGGCTGATCACGATCCCAGACAGGATAGTTGACATCGTCAACGAACGACCGGGAAGCCTAAGAAGCTGCCATTACTCTCTTACCGAGCTTGAGGCTAGCATGCTCCGTGCTGACCCAAGGGTGTATTGCGTAGAGATACCGCCCAATCAACGAAGCGACATAGAGATCACACATGATGCGAGGCAGGACTCCGATTTTACCAAGACCTCTAACATCTCGGGCAACTTCGTCAATTGGGGCCTACGCCGTTGCATGTCGGCGGTCAACCCTTACGGTATCGATACGGTAGCAAGTGGGCCATACACGTATAATCTCGACGGTTCCGGCGTTGACATGGTCATATCCGATAGCGGACTGCAAATCGATCACCCGGAGTTCGTGGATGCTCAAGGGGTTTCTAGGGTGGTGCAGCTAAACTGGTACACGGCTAGCGGATTGCCGGGCACACAAAGCGCCAATTTCTACAGGGATCTTGATGGGCACGGCACGCACTGCGGGGGAATCGCGGCCGGGCTTACCTACGGATGGGCTAAAAACTCGAAGATTTATGTCATGAAAGTCAACGGCTTAGAAGGCGCCGGAGACGAGAACACCGGCCTTCCTATATCAGACGTGTTTGACACCATCAAGCTATGGCATCAATCGAAACCGATCGATCAAAAAACGGGTGCAAGGCGTCCCACCGTGGTCAACATGAGCTGGGGATACGTGGGGTCCTTTACAAACATCACCGGAGGCGTGTATCGAGGTACGTCGTGGGTGGGTACCGGCAAGAACTCAACATACGGAATGGTGGGGGATAGCAACAACCGTTTCCAGGTCAGGGTTTCGTCGGTCGATGTTGATCTCGATGAGCTAATCGCCGCCGGTGTGGTTTGCGTCACCTCCGCAGGAAATAGCTTCCAAAAGATAGATGTGAGTGGCGGGACGGATTATGATAATTACTTCATAAGCTCGACCGCCGGTAACAGGTATTATCACAGGGGAGGTAGCCCGTTTAGTGACGACGCCATCAAGGTTGGGTCAACCGACAGAACGCTTTTGGTAGCAAATCTCGAACGCAAGTCAGGCTTTAGCAATGCCGGTCCGGGCATCACGATATACGCTCCGGGTTCGAACATCATGAGCGCCGTGAGCACGGTCAACAAGTTCAGCAGCGCATCGTACTATCGAGATCCAGCTTTTAGGCAAACCAACATCAGCGGTACCAGCATGGCAAGTCCGCAGGTAGCCGGTGTTGCGGCGCTTTATCTGCAGATCAATCCCCACGCCACGCCCGCTCAGGTCCAGCAGTGGCTGATCTCCCAGTCGACCGCGGTGTTGTCATCTACCGGTCTCGACGACGATTACACTAATCAACGGAGCATACTTGGCGGTGCCAACAGGCACATGTACAATCCTTTTAACTCCGACGCATCGGTGTCGTATAATGGTGCCGTGCGTCTAAACAACATATCCATGCCTGCCTAATAGGTTTGACCACATGCATTCACCGTTCATATCCGGAAGCAAACACCTGCTCAAGTCGTGGAAGGCGCTGAGAGGATCGATGACAAGCGAGTTGTCGGATCTTGATCACCTAAAGATGGTGTGCCAATTCTGGAGCAAAGCCCCGTTAGGACCACATGCGATCGACTGGGATAGACCGTCGGCATGGCCGGATCCGTGGCAATTGGTAAGCTCGGCCGAGTTCGACGAAAGCTCGGTAGCGTTGGCCATGTTTTATACCCTCCACCTGTCGGAAGACGGTCGATGGGATGGCGCTAGGCTACGGCTCATGCTAGTCAGGGATCCTTATCGTTCCGTGCAGCGAATCGTCCTCTCGGTGGACGACCGCTGGTTGCTTAACCTTGATTACAATACCGTACTCGACACCAACACCGAAGTGGTCTCGCATCACATACAACAGCGATATGCATACGATGGCAAGATCCATTCCGTGTTAGAAGCGTCATACAGAGATAGCGTCATCAATGAAAAACCAGATAAAATGCTTTCTCATGGATCTTAAATAGCTCACTCCCCGAGCATCCGGGCTTGCAAGAAATTTCAACAATTACAGAAAAGGACATATGACTATGGCTACTGCCAAGCATGGAGAACTATACGTCACTAAGCGTGACGGCCGCAAAGAACCCTTGAACATCGAAAAAATACACAGGCAGGTGATGTGGGCCACGGAAGGGATCAGCGGTGTTTCTGCCAGCGAGGTTGAAATCCGTAGCCAGCTACAGTTCTACCCCGGAATGCGAACCAAGGACATACAGGAAACACTGATCAAGGCCGCCGCTGATCTAATCACCGAAGAAAATCCCAACTACCAGTTCGTGGCCGGAAGGTTGATCAATTACCACATACGCAAGGAAGTGTATGGTGGGAACAAGCCCGTTCTGCTCAAGGACCACGTGGCACAGGTAATAGCCGAGGGTTATTACGATCCAGAGCTGGCAACATCGTACACCGATGACGAATGGACCGTGATGGAAACCTACCTAGACCACGGCAGGGATTTTGACCTCACATACGTGGCCATGGAACAGTGGCGAGGCAAATACCTGGTTAAGAACAGGGTAACGGGCCAGCTTTTCGAAACTCCCCAGATGGCATACATGCTAATCGCCGCCACGCTGTTCGCCACGTATCCCAAGGGTTCTCGGTTGAAGTGGGTCAAGGATTACTATGATGCGATAAGCACCCACGACATCAGCCTTCCGACGCCAGTGATGGCAGGAGTGCGCACTCCCCAGCGCCAGTTCTCATCTTGCGTTCTCATCGAGTGTGACGACAGCCTCAACAGCATCATCGCCACGGGCGGTGCCATCGTCAAATACGTGAGCCAAAAGGCTGGCATTGGTATCAATGTTGGTTCCATACGCGGGGTCGGTAGCGCGATACGCTCGGGAGATGCCTATCACACGGGCATCATCAATTTCATCAAGAAGTTCCAAGCAGACGTTAAGAGCTGCAACCAGGGAGGGATACGCGGCGGCGCTGCTACAGTGTATTTCCCTTTCTGGCACCTCGAGTTCGAGGACATGGTGGTGCTCAAGAACAACAAGGGCACCGAGGAAAACCGCGCCAGGCACATGGACTACGGAGTGCAGTTCAACAAGCTTGCGTATGAGCGCCTGCTAACAGGTGGTAACCTGACCTTGTTCTCCCCCAAGGACGTGCCTGGACTTTATGAGTCGTTCTTTGAGGATCAGGATCAGTTCAAGGAGCTGTATGAGGCGGCGGAGAAAAACCCCAAGATACGCAAGAAAACGCTCAAGGCCATAGACCTGTTTACCATGTTCATGCAGGAGCGCAAGAACACCGGGCGCATCTACTTGATGAACGTTGACCATGCCAACACTCATTCAAGCTTCATAGAATCGGTAGCACCCGTCCGGCAAAGCAACCTTTGCGCGGAGATCACCTTGCCGACCAAGCCCTTGCAGGATCTCAACGATCCAAATGGGCTCATCGCCCTATGCACCCTTAGCGCGATCAACTGGGGAAAGATACGGGAACCCAAGGACTTCGAAAAGCCTTGCACGCTAGCGGTAAGGGGACTTGACGCATTGCTAAGCTACCAGAACTATCCGGTGCTGGCAGCGGAGAAGCACACGCAGCTCTACAGACCGTTGGGGGTTGGTATCATCAACCTTGCCTATTGGCTGGCTAAAAATGGTCTCAAGTATAGCGACGATTCGGCACTAGAGATGGTGGACGAGTATGCCGAGGCATGGAGCTATTACCTCATCAAGGCATCGGTGGATCTTGCCAAGGAAAACGGACAATGCCAGGCATCGGACCACACCAAGTACAGCCTCGGTGTCATGCCGATCGATACCAGGAAGAAAGAGGTCGATGAGCTAGTTGCCTACCAAGAAAGAATGCCATGGGATCAGCTAAGGGCGTCGGCAAGAGAACACGGCATCCGAAACGCTACCCTCATGGCGCTCATGCCAAGCGAGACTAGCAGCCAGTTAGCCAACGCAACAAACGGCATCGAGCCGCCGCGCAGCTACATCAGCATAAAGCAAAGCAAGGACGGGGTGCTCAAGCAAGTCGTTCCCGAGTATCGTCGGCTGAAAAACAGATATGAGCTCCTGTGGGATCAACCAAATCCGGAAGGATATCTTAAGATATCGGCGGTCCTACAAAAGTACATCGACCAAAGCATCAGCGTTAACACCTCATACAACCCGGAATTCTATGATGACCAGCAGCTACCGATGAGCGAGCTGTTGCGCCACATGATCATGGGTTACAAGTATGGTCTCAAGACATATTACTACATGAACACCCAGGACGGGGCCGGCGAGGTGCAGGTTGACAAGATGGTGAAACAAGACGATAAACTAGAATCTCCCCCAGAGGATCAGACCTGCGACTCGTGCGTCCTCTAACTCATCACAAAAGCATTAGGAATCATCAACATGGCTTTCCATACGCTGGACAGCGGCAATAGGGCCGACAGCACAAAGGTTACGGCGTTCCTTGACCAATCAGGGACGACCACCGTTGCTCGCTATGACAACATCAAGTATCGAGTGTTTGACCGCCTTACGGAGAATCAGCTCGGATTCTTCTGGAGACCGCAGGAAATCGACGTTACCAAGGACCAAAAGGATTTTCGCAGCCTCAGCACGCACGAGCAGCACATCTTCACGTCTAACCTGAAAAGGCAGATCGTGCTGGATAGCGTGCAGGGCCGGGCTCCTAATCTTGCCTTTTTACCGATATGCTCCCTACCAGAACTGGAGGTATGGATACAAACATGGGCCTTCTTCGAGACCATCCACTCAAAGAGCTACACCCACATCATCAGGAACGTCTATTCGGACCCAAGCAAGGTGTTCGACAACATGATGGACATCGCTGAGATAGTAGATTGCGCATCGGACATCACAAAGCACTACGATGAGCTGATAGAATACACGGGGCTTTATCATCTTCTTGGCGTGGGCACCCATACGGTAAACGGAAAGACCGTGGATGTGAACATGCGCGAGCTCAAAAAGCGCCTTTGGATGTGCCTGAACTCCGTCAACGCACTGGAAGGCATACGGTTCTATGTTAGCTTCGCTTGCTCTTGGGCATTTGCCGAGCTCAAGAAGATGGAAGGTAATGCCAAGATCATCAAGTTTATCTGCCGAGACGAAAATCTACACCTAGGTAGCACGCAGACGCTGATCAAGCTGTTACCGAAGGACGATCCGGAATTCGCTGAAATCGAGGCAGAGTGCAGCGCCGACGTGGCCAAGCTGTTCGTGGCGGCGGTTGATCAGGAAAAGGCATGGGCCGATTACCTGTTCAAGGACGGATCGATGATTGGGTTAAACGCTTCGTTGCTCAAGGAATACGTGGAATTCATTGCCCATCAGCGCATGGCCAGCGTTGGCATCGACAGTCCTTACAAGGTCAGGAACAATCCGCTGCCGTGGACCCAAAAGTGGATTTCAGGAAAGGAAGTACAGGTTGCTCCGCAGGAGGTGGAGCTAAGTTCTTACAAGATCGGCGATGCCAAGATGGATGTAACCGAGAACAGTTTCAAGGGACTAAGCCTGTAAAAGCCAGCCGTCCGGTCCTCGTTGGCCGGACGGTCCACCCATAATGCCGCAATGAAGGTCACAGTTGTAACACCATATCACAGGGAGCCCGATGCCCTTCTTGAACGATGCATCCAAAGCGTTAAGGGGCAAAGCTACCAGCATATCACCCATTTGCTCGTGGCGGACGGGCATCCCAAGGCGATACCGATCGATAGCAACATCCAACATATAACGTTACCGTCGGAACACGCCGATGCCGGAGCCACACCGAGATCGATAGGAGCCATTTCGGCATTTAGCCAAGGCGCCGACGCGGTTGCCTTCCTGGATGCGGACAATACCATCCAGCCATGGCATGTCAGCATGATGTGCAAACAAATGCAGCTAAGCCAGGCAAAGGTGGTCAGTGCCACCAGGAACATTTGCACCCTCGACGGCGATGTCATGTACGTGGACGACATTGAAAGCACCGGAGATGAATTTTGTGATACCAACTGCATGTTTATTGGACGAGAATGCCTGAATCTGCTATCATTCTGGATAACCGAGCCAGCAATGAGGTTATGGAGCGATCGGATTTTCTGGGCGTCGATCTTAAGAAGCCAGCTAAAACGAGCGCACTGTGCGATACCTAGCGTAAATTATCATACCAAGTGGGCATGGCATTACCAACATGCCGGACTTGAGCCTCCCGTCGACGGCGTCTGGATAGACTTCAATGCGGACGGGTCTTTAAAGCAAACAAAACACCAAAGGAGATGATCATGAGAGTTGAAATCTGGACAAAGCCTTCTTGCACTTATTGCACAAAGGCCAAGGAGCTGCTGAAGGCCAAGGAAATACCATACAGGGAGATGATAATCAGTCCCGGGTTTGGCGAACAGGATCTCGAAGCACACCAGGCATATGTCACCAAGGAACAGTTGCTTGAAAAGGCTCCAAGCGCAAGAACGGTTCCGCAGATCTGGTTAAATGACAGTTACATCGGAGGCTTCACCGAGCTAGACGCGTTCTTCCGCCAGGGATCCACCGGTAAATAAATGCTAAAATAAGGTTGATCGCCGATGCCGTTAAATCCTCCAAGCTACTCAGGCCAAGATGTCTGGTATAGCAGGAACGTTTTCATAAACAAGGTGGAAACGGCACTATGGCAACCTCCTCAGCCCATGCTAACGGGCCTGGTCAATGTTCCAGTACCGCCGTTGCCATCTCTGGAGTTCACGGCAAGCCAGATCAACATGATCCAGCAAACGGTCAGCAACTACACGTACACCGATCCCGATACCGGAGAGCAGATCACCATGAACTACGGTGATCTCCCAAATCCGGATGCGGCGCCTGGACAGTTTGACGGTCCAGAGGGCGCAATAACCGCGCCGAGCTCATTACCTCCTGCAACCGGCAACGCTTACAATGATCTGATAGCGAATCTCGAACGGATCTTGCAGGAGGCTAGGGGAGGAGCGTGGCTTGCCTCATCAAGCAACCCAAATCTACAGGCCATGTGTAGGGATCTTGGTGCTAGATGGGGACAGCCATACGGTCCCAGGCCGGCAGGGGGATGGTGTGCCATGTTCGTGAGCTGGGTTCTGTACAAATCGGGTATCCCTGTCCTGGTCAGCGGGCGCACGCAGAGAGCCGTTCCACGAGCCGCATCGTGGGCTAGCTATGGCACGCGCGTATCGCCGCGTGACCCCCGCGCATGGAGGAAAGGTGACATAATAGTGGTTGCCAGCGGGAACAAGAGCGAGACCGCTAGCGGCAATCACGTTGGATTCCTTTGGGGCATCAACAGGAACGCTGATAGCATATTCCTTGCCGGTGGAAACCAAGGGACCAATCCCGGTAACGTAACGCAGGGTAGCAGAGAACGTAATTTCCTCACCAATAGCCGCAGCGGAAGCGGACCTAGAGCGGTGGCCGTCGTTCGTAACTGGGTGATCCCACCTGATCAGGATCGTCCGCTGCCGGGCAGCTAATCTTGCTATAAAGAACTCTAGCATATATCTTAAACGTTTAAACGTAGGAGATAGTGCGATGATCATCGAAAAACCATTTGAACAAAATGATGTGGTAACCCTGAAGCTTTCGAACGGCGATGAACTCATTGCACGTTTTGCGTCTTTAACAGAGTCGCAGATAACCATATCCAAACCGATGCTAATGGTTTTGGGGCAAGATCCACGAACCGGACAGCCCGGGATACAAATCGTCCCGTTTTGGATGGTAGGGGGCGAAAAGGACGGCAAGTACCCCATTAACCGTAACCATGTCCTATGCATGGTGAAGGCAAATGCCGAAGCTGCCAAGGGATACATGGCACACACTACCGGCCTAACCATTCCTGGTTCCGGAATAATCAAGTAATGCACATGCCGTTCCAGTATGGCACCACGCGAAACTTCGCGGCGGTACCCCATTTCTCCGATCAACGATTCGTGGTGATCGGAGCCCCGGTTGATTGTGCCACCACGTTCCGCAGCGGTGCTAGGTTGGGACCTAATGCGATACGGGATGCCAGCATGATGCTCACAGATGGATATCACGAGCTATACCCCGTCGATCTAGCGGCACACGTTGGCGATGCCGGAGATATCAATCTACCATCTGGTTATACCCAGCAAATGCTGCTCGATATTTCCAATGTGATGCGTGATCTCGCAGGTCGGCACGTGGCGGTGCTTGGCGGTGATCATAGCATCACGCACGGCATCCTTCGATCGCTGTGGGCAGGTGAGGATGCATCAGATCTGGCGTTGGTGCATTTCGACGCCCATTGCGACACCTGGGACAGCCATTTTGGAATGCCAGCCGGGCACGGAACCTGGCTATCAAGCGCGATCAATGAGGGGCTTATCGATCCGGAGCACACGATCTCCATCGGAGTGCGCAGCCCAGCTGATGACGCAACCCGCATGTTCCTTCAGAACCACGGAGGTACGACGATATCGGCCAGATCGGCCATGTCAACACCACCCCAGGTCATGAGTGATATCATAATGACCAAGGTCGGGGACAGACCTGCATATCTTAGCATAGACATAGACTGCCTAGATCCGGCTTATGCACCTGGAACAGGTACCCCCGAAATCGGCGGCCTGACCACGATGTGGTTGCAGGAGGTTATCGAGGGATTGGATAGAGTCAGATGGATCGGAATGGACTGCGTAGAGGTGTCGCCTCCATATGATCATTCTTCGATCACGGCACTTGCAGCCGCCTCTTTCGTCTGGCAGTATCTTAGCATGGTGATACACACCAGCAACAGAACCGGAAAACCATAGAATGGCCACTACCTACGGATCGATCGCTCTTGAGAAAAAGCACTTCGCTAATTTCAGGCAATATTTCCCTCGTGTTGATACCATGTGCGATAAAACCATTGACCGGCTCATTGACATGGGTGTCATCCAGGTGAGCACCGCGTTTGAGCTGGCGATCGCCAACGTGGCCGATCTTGACGTCATCAGCACCAACGAATACGATCTCAGCGACCACAGCGATGGCAAGCTTACCACCTGCAGGTTCACAACTTATTATAGCTGCTACGGGGCACCCGTGACCAACACCAAGAACAAAACGGGCTCTCTGCGGGTGCAGGCCCTTGATCCGATGAATGATGCATTCTACTATTTCGTTATCCCCTATTCAGCACACAGCAAGATCAAGGGGTCCTCAAACATCGAAATCCCATTCACCACCGCCGGTGTCCCAAAGAGGGATTACCAGCCCAGGTTCCTACCCAATTGGTGGCATTTTGAGGTCGAGACATTCGAGGAAATGTGCCGCAAGGCAGGTTGACCTAACCAAATTAACAACCGCATAAATATGGTTGATATTGTTTGACGGAAGGTAAATGAGCTGAGCCAGACCGCGGGGCAGTACCGCGCCGCTCCACCAGTAAACACATCGGAAGCCATACGTGTCTAAGAGTATGGTGTAAAATGAGTGACACCAGTCCGATGTGTTTGCTCGTGGGGCGGAAACAGGATCGATGGACAGCGTGAAGGCCAACCTTAGATATCGGTGCGCAAGCTACCTTAACGCAAGGCAAGTATAAGTGCAGCAAATGATAATGTTGCATTTGAGGACATCCGCCTAGCGGCATGATCTCATTGGGTTTGGGCCCGCCTAGAAACAGAAGTGGCCCGCTTAACCTGAATAGGAGGAACTTCATGGACTATCGTTCTGGTGCGTACGGTTCCGCATCTACTGCCACTACCGCGGAAATAGATCAAGGACTGCGTACCTACATGCTGGGGATATTCAATCGCATGGCGGTTGCGCTGGCATTAACAGGCATCGTAGCCTGGTGGGGAAGCACCGCTCTCCTACCACTCATGGCTTCCCCGTTTTGGATAGTCATCGCATTGGTCCCGCTCGCGTTCATCCTGGTGTTGAGCTTTGGCGTTAACAAGCTTAGCACAGGGGCTGCCAATGTTCTGTTTTGGGCCTTTGCAGTGGCCATGGGGCTAAGCATGAGCACCATATTCGTCAGATATACCAGCGCAAGCATTGCCCAGGTTTTCTTCATTACCGCCAGCACATTTGCTGCCGCTAGCTTGTATGGTTATACGACCAAGAAAGATCTCACCAATGTCGGAACGTTTTTGATCATGGGTGCGATTGGTATAATGATCGCCAGCATAGTTAACCTCTTCCTTGCTAGCTCTTTGCTAACCTTCGTTATCTCAGTCATCGGAGTTGTGGTATTCACGGGCCTTACGGCGTATGACACCCAAAATATCAAGGCGGATTACCTGTCGCAGGGGGAGGTCTATGGATTTGAATCGGCCGCAAAGTCATCGATTTACGGAGCCCTTAGCCTATATCTAAACTTTGTTAACATCTTCAACATGCTACTAAGTCTCATAGGGCAGAAGAACGAATAAATATCTACGGGGACATCGTGTCCCCGCATTTTAGAAAAACGATAAATATTCTAGAGTAAACAAGAAGACTGGTATTTTGAAAGCTGGTCAATCACCGTTTACCAAAAACGATAGAATTGGCCAGGTTGTTTCACGATTCGAAGGCCATTGAAGAAACAGAAGAAGAGCAAACTAAGCATGTTGGAAGGGTGGGTGCTATATTCCACCCTTCCTTCTTCTTGCCTTATTGACAACATCGGGTAATTACATAAGCTTGCTCGTAATCGTGCTCGCGGGATGATCATGAAGAACTCAACGGACGAAATTGTTAAGCTCACCGATTACGCACACCATCGGTTGCGCACGGAGATGTATCTCGGATCACGTAATCTCCACACACAAACCATAATAAACTGGAACGGGTCGCGCCTGGTGGCCGAGGAAATGGCCTGGACCCCGGCGGTGTACTGTGCCTTTAGGGAAGTGTTCGACAACGCCTTGGATGAGGTAATAGGGCATGGACACGGTTCACGCATTGATGTGACATATGATCCAAAGTCGATGACCTTTTCGGTCTCTGATGATGGTCGGGGCATCCCGATCGATTGGGACGAGAACGAACAGATGCACAAGGCCACCATTGCCCTCACGCAAGCGCGGGCAGGACGCAACTTCGGCGAAAGGCAGGAAGTACGAGGAACCAACGGCATCGGAGCTTCGGTGGTGGTGTCGTGCTCTAGCGAGTTCGCCATCGATATCCGGCGCGGCGGAAAGAGGTTCCAGCAAACCTTCAGGGAAGGTACCGAGCTCATGCCCGAGCTTGACATCGGCTCTCCGAAGATCACCAGCAACTCATCAAAATCCGGGACAGACGTGCTGTTTACCCTTAGCAGCACGGTATTCAAGAAGGCAAAGCTACCGCTAGAGTTCGTTCGTGCCCGCGTCTTCGAGGTAGCAGCTAACCACCCGCGCATTAGATTCAGCTTCAACGGTGACCGAGTGGTCGTTGGGAAGAGCATCGACAAGACGATGTTCTCGCAGCAGAACGTGGTCATCATAGCCATAGCAGAGGAAAAGTTCAACAGCACCTACTACCTCGTTCCCGGGTTTGCCGCGGAGGGAGAGTTCCTCCACACCACCGTGAATGACATACCAGCGTTTAACGGCGGGCAGCACATAGACACGTTCAAGAGGCTGTTTTATGGCGGCATGCTGAAGGCACTTGAGCGAGAAAGCAAGAGGCGTGGTCTAACCCCGAACAGATCTGACATCGCAGAGGGACTGCTGATCTACAACACCACTACCATGCATGCTCCCAACTTTGATAGCCAGAGCAAGACCAGGCTCATCAACGATGAGGTGGATCGATACCTCAAGGCATCACTGGAGGACGAAGCGACCTTCAAATCCATCATCCGTAGCAATAAGGAATGGATTGACTCCATATATGCTAGGTGTGCCGCCAGGACGCAAAAGAAGGACGATGCTGAGATAGCCAAGGCCAATCGCAAGCTGATGCGGGCGAAAGTGCCAAAGCTGCTCGACGCCAATGGGCGCGATAGGACGAAGTGTGTCTTGTTGATCACCGAGGGTGATTCGGCCAAGACCATGGTATCCTCCGTGCGTGATCCGGAAATCCACGGAGCCCTCCCGCTCAGGGGCAAGATCCTAAATGTTCGCGGCGAAAATCCAAAGGATGTGATGGCCAATCAGATCATCGCTGACATGATGACCGCGATCGGCGTTGGTCTAGGGCAAAAGGCCGTGCGGAACGAGCTAAGGTATGGCAAGGTGTATTTCGCCGCCGATCAGGATCCGGATGGAGCTAACATCACCGCCTTGCTCGTCAATTTCTTCTACCTGCATTGGCCTGAGCTATTTGATCCGAATCAGCCGCCGGTCTTTTATGCCTTCCAGACGCCTTTCATCATACAGGAAAAGGGCAAAAAGCGATACTATTGGTATGCCGACGATTACCAAACCTACAAGCCCGAGGACTGGAAGGGTGCGCCAAAACCGACAAGAGCCAAGGGCTTGGGCAGTCTCGAGGAGATCGACTGGGTCAACAGTTTAGCTAACCCACGTTTGATACCGCTGGTAGACGACGGTAAACTGGCCGAGGCGCTGGATCTGATCTTCAATGGGTCTAGGGCTGACGACAGAAAGGCTTGGGTGGCCTTGAACTGACATGGGAAGGTTCAACTATCTCACCAGCGAGGACCATGCCAGGTGGTATGTTGTTGACCCACGAAAAGGGGTTGAGGTAAAATCATCCATCCTAGATTCCGAAGCCGGTTTGCGTGTCCGGATCAGGGAGTGGGTCGAGGACCACTGCAATCATACCGTTTATGCCTGGAACAAGACCGCGACTCCCTTGGTCGGCGAGCCAAACTGGGCCAAGATGGTGATGCCGCAGGGCGACATGGTCATGCACTTCGAGGACGAGCAAGATCGGTTGCTGTTCGTGTTAACATGGACCTGAAGGTGCATATAGGCAGGTCTGCCTACTCCAATGGCACTGAGATCACCGATTGGATAATAGACAGCTGGTTCGTGGAGATATGCAAGGACGAGATCGCCTGGTGCCAGGAGCACTACCCGGACACTACCTATACGCGGACAACGGAAATCAGGCTTGATCAAGCCGGATATCTCATCAATTGGTACGCTAACTTTACATCATTGTTAGCCAAGGTACACTACATCATGGCTAACTGCACGCACGACGCGGAAGGACCACATGACATACGCTGATACCACAACCTTCATCAAGGACACGAGCAGGGAATACTCGATCTACGTGTGCCAGAGCCGGGGGATACCGTCTGTAAGCGACGGGCTCAAGGACGCACAGCGAAAGGCGCTGTTCGTGATGAAAACCATAAACGAGAAGATAAAGACGATTTCGTTAGCAGGCAAGCTCATCTCAGAGAACATATATCTTCACGGTGATGCCGCGGCAGCTGATACGATCTCGCTAATGGCAGCACCATACTGCAATAACGTGCCCCTGCTTAGTGGTGTAGGCGCATTCGGTACGAGGATTGGACCGAGCGACTGGGGTGCGCCCAGATACACCTATGTAAAGAAAAACGCATTCACCGAAGGGTTAATATATCAGGATTATGATATCATACCCCTGAAGGAAAACTACGACGGTTCGGTCCACGAACCAAAGCACTTCTTGCCGCTCATCCCGATGGTCCTCCTTAACGGGGTCAGTGGTATTGCCGTGGGCTGGAGCACCGAGATACTACCAAGGTCCTTGACCGATCTGATAGACGCAACGCTTGCTGCCATAGACAACAAGAAGAAGCTTCCCGACCTGAAGCCCACGTATGAATACCTACAGAACTCTGTGCGGGCCATCGGAGACAACTCCTACGAATTTACCGGTAAGGTAACGATAGACGGTTCGACGGTAATAGTCACCGAGCTACCGCCTGATCTGTCACTCGAGAAGTTCAAGGCACGTCTAAACAAGATGGAAGATGAGGAGCAAATACAAACCTACATTGATAGATCCAGCAAGGACATCAAGGTGGAGGTTAGGTTCAAGAGGGGATCCATCGCCGGCTGGACAGAAGAAAAGGCCATCGATTTCCTCAAGCTCAGGAACAAGACGACCGAACGGCTGGTCGTGCTCGACTGGGATGGTAACAACATAAAGCAGTACCAAAATCCAGATAGCCTTGTTAGGGACTTCGTCGTGTGGCGATTGGGCTTCTACACGCTGCGCTATGAACGGCTCAAGGCCGAGGCATCCACACAGCTTAACTTCAATCGGGCACTAAAGGCATGCTACGACAAGGGATTGCCTGCATTCTTACCCAAGGCCGGGAATAAAGCTGAAATCGTTGGCAAAATATCAGAGATAACGGCACATATTAGCATCAGCCCGGAGCAAGTAGACAGGATAGCAAGCCTGGCCAGCTACAGATGGGCCAAGGATGCATACGAGGAGGTCGTCAAGAGGATACAGCAGCTCGAATCAACCATAGCCGAGTATGACACCATATTGGCGGATCCGGCCAAGCTCAGGGCGATATACCGGCAAGAAGTGGCCGCCCTTAAAAAGCTCGGGCAAGTGGAGCGATAAATACATGCATGAAAGCCAGGGATCTAACGACCGAGAGCAAGTCTGGCTCCGGTTGCTTGATCGTTGCCTTGGACACCGGACGATGGCTGCTGATCCAACGGAGCGATTACGTACCAATGCCACTGACGTGGAGCCTTCCGGGCGGCAGGACTGATCCCGGCGAAAGCCCGGACAGGACGGCACGGCGTGAGGTCGAGGAAGAGATAGGGCTAGATCTAAAATCAACCAGGCTTCGGCTGATCCACACCAACGATACCTACGCCCCGAGATTTAGGTTTTACACGTTCGCCGCGGTCGTAGACGAGGAATTTGAACCCCTGTTAAACTGGGAGAGCGCATCGTACGAATGGTGCGACATGTCGGCATTGCCCGAGCCGCTGCATTGGGGTGTGTCACAGCTAACAAACCATGCCAAGGCAATGGCCAAGCTGTCAGACTTTGTTAAAGAACAGAAGCAAGGACCGAGAAAATGGCACGCAAGAGACTTAGCACCGGGACAAAGGTGAAGCGCATGGCCGTCCGTGCGGCCAAGAAATCAATCGGACTCCGACTCACTCCTCGCCGCAAGAAGAAGACCTAATCATACCCGTTGACCATCGGCGGTCACAAGCGTAGTCTATGAGCATGAGAGACACCGCTCCACTTGACTTGCTCGATCCCGCCGCCGTCAGCAATCTCCTTTCGGGCTCAGCCGACTGCTTGATAGGTGTAAGCGGCGGGATCGACTCAATGGTCTTGCTGCGCTGGATCGCCGACCGCCGAGGACAGCTTGGCGATCGATTCAGGGTCATGCACGTGGATCACGGCATCAACGCCCACAGCGACATCTGGGCCACCACGGTACAGGACGCCTGCCGCAGCTTGGACATCCGGTGCGACGTTAAGAGGGTGGATCTAGAAGGGTTTGGCAACAATCTCGAATATGCCGCAAGGCAGGCAAGATACGCGGCGTTCTGCCAAAGCGGCGCCGATACGCTGATCCTCGCACACCACGCAAACGATCAGTGCGAGAGCTTCCTCCTCAAGCTGTTCAGGGGGAGCGGGGTAAAGGGATTGAAGGCCATGAGCCAGCGCGCACCGTGCTGGTTCGATCCCGGCGTGGCACTGGTCAGGCCCATGCTTAACATCTCGAGGGACCGAATCAATGCGTGGGCATTGGCCAACGGGGTGGAATGCATCGAGGATCCCAGCAATGCCGACGACTCCTATGACCGAAACTACATTAGAACAAGGGTTTGGCCCGTCATCAAGAGCAGGTTTGACATCGCCGACGTTAACACCGTGCGCAGCATCCAGCACATTTGCGAAGCTTGGGAGCTCACGGTTGCCCTAGCTGACATAGACATCGATCATTGCCGCATGGCCGACGGCACGATGGAGTGGAGCAAGCTAAAGGCGCTCGGGCACCAGCGAATCAAAAACGTCATTCTGCGGATCCTTGATCTAGAAGCCGTTTATGGATTCAGCATCAATCATGTTGAACAGTTCGCCGCTGGTATGCTGTCAGCTGACATGGATAGCCGCACCGAGCTTAGCCTGCGTGGTGTGCTAATCCGCAAGCACGGCAAGAGGATCATCGTTGAGCGATCGAAGATAGACTGGAACGCCGTCAGATCCTAAGCTTGTTGGATGCCAAAACAAGCCTTGGTGGTGATCCCGGCCACGGGATCACCGACCTTTGAATCAGCGCTTAAGAGCGCGGTTTCACAGACATACCAATCAACCGACGTATGGGTGAT